AGTTAGCAGGTAGTATTGCTAACGCTAAACTTGCTAACAGTAGCATCAACTTTGGTGGTGTAAACCTTGACCTTGGTCAAACTGACGCTACACCAGCATTCAACCTTTCTGACGCTACTAACTACCCCACCAGCAGTCTGGTAGGCACCATTAGTAATGCTCAACTGGCGGGTAACATTGCCAACGCCAAACTGGTAAACGACAGCGTTTCTTTTGGTGGTGTAGAGGTTGCCCTGGGTGCTGCTGACGCAACTCCTGCATTTGATCTTCAGGATGCAACTAATCTTCCTACCACCAGTCTGACTGGTACGATCACCAACGCTCAACTTGCAGGTAGCATTGCTGACAGCAAACTGAACACGGTATCTACCGCCAATAAGGTTGCCTTGAGTGCCCTCGATATTGATGGTGCTACCGCTACAACCAGTGTTGTTGATGCTGACCTGCTGGTTGTTGATGACGGTGCTAACGGTACAAACCGTAAGGTCACTGCAAGCAACCTCAAGGATTACATGCTTGGTGGCGGTGCAGGTGCAAACTTTGCTGCCATCAACGTTAGTGGTATTTCTACCGTAACCTTTGCTAAGGCAACCACACTGACCGTTGGTGCTGGTGCAACTGTTACTGGTGCTCTTGACGTTGACGGTGGCGCTAACATCGCTTCTGGTTTGACAGTAGGTGGTGTTGTAAATGGTACTGCATTCCACACGGGTGCTGAAGGTTCTGCAATCCGTGTTACCTCCGACACTATCTCCGGTCCAGCAACCCTTACCATTGACCCTGCTGCTGTAGGCGATGACACTGGTAAGGTTGTGATTGCTGGTGACCTCCAAGTTGATGGCACCACTACGACTGTGAATTCTACGGTCGTCAATATTGTTGATAAGAACATCCAGGTTGCCACTGGTGCTGCTGATGATTCTGCTGCAAATGGTGCTGGTATCACAGTTGATTCTGGTGATGGTGACAAGACCTTCCAGTTTGAAGCAACTGGCGATAACTGGGGCGCATCAGAAAACATCAACCTTGCTTCTGGCAAGGTCCTCAAGGTCAACAACACTGAGATCCTGAGTGCAACTGCTCTGAGCAGTTCTGTTGTAGTTGACGCTGCTTCTGTCAACATTGACGGTGCCACGGATATTGGTGCTGACCTGGTTGATGCAGATCTTCTGCTTGTGGATGATGGTGCTGGCGGCACTAACCGCAAGACGGCAATGTCTCGCGTCAAGGAATATGTCCTTGGTGGTGGCGCTGGTGCTAACTTCAATGCCATCAGTGTTAGCGGTATTGGTACTGTAACGTTTGCCGACACCACGACCCTGAAGGTTGGTGCTGGTGCAACTGTTACTGGCGCACTCGACGTTGACGGCGGTGCTAACATCGCTTCTGGTTTGACCGTAACTGGTGGTCTGACTGCAAACTCTGCAATCGTTTCTGACCTGACTGACAATCGGGTGGTTCTTGCTGGTTCCGGTGGTGAACTGGAAGACAGCGGAAACCTGACCTTTGATGGTTCAACTCTTGCTGTCACGGGTGCTGCAACTGTCAGCACTGACCTGACGGTTACCGAAGAACTGACTGCTCGCGACGCTTCTCTGCGTAACGTGGTCTCTAGTGGTGTTATTACTGCAACCGACGTTCGTAACGCTGCTGGCGGTCTGCTTTCCCTGGTCGGTGTTTCCAGTGCCTCTGGTTCTGCTGGTATTGTTACTGCATTCAAGTTTAGAGGTCAAGGTCTCGAAGACTTCATCGTTCAAGATGGAGTTGCTGACGTTGTTCTGACTGGTGTTGCTTCTACCACCTTTACTACTACAGAGGTAAAGACAGCAACTCAAGGTCAAACCACCTTTACCTTCAACGCCGGTTACCAAGCAGGATTCCTTGATCTGTACCTCAACGGTGTTCGTCTCGTAACTGGTACTGATTACGCTGCCACGAACGGAAGCACCGCAGTTCTTACTAACGCTGCCACCGCTGGTGATGAACTGGAGATGGTGGGTTGGAAGTCCCTGGGTAACGTTGTTGAACTGACTTCTCTGACCACGGTCACCGACTTGACGGTCGGCGGCATTGCCACTGCTACTACCTTTGACGGTGCACTAGCAACTACAAACCTAACTGGCACGATTACTAATGCACAGTTGGCAAATGATAGTGTTTCCTTTGGTGGTGTCTCTGTTGATCTTGGTGCTGCTGATGCAACTCCTGCCTTTGACCTCCAGGACGCAACGAACCTACCGACGACCAGTTTGACTGGTACCATCACCAACGCACAGTTGGCGGGTTCTATTGCTGACAGCAAACTCAACACGATTAGCACTGCTAACAAGGTCGCTGCAAGTGCTCTGGACATTGATGGTGCTACTGCTACCAGTAGTCTTGCTGACGCAGACCTTCTGCTTGTGGATGATGGTGCTAACGGAACCAACCGCAAACTGACTGCCAGCAACCTGAAGTCCTACGTTCTCGGCGGTGGGTCTGGAGCAACCTTCGCTCAAATCAATGTAACGGGTATTTCCACCAATACCTTCATGAAGTCCACCACCGCCACTGTGGGTGCTGGTCTGACGGTCGGCGGTGCACTTGACGTAAACGGCGGTGCAAACATCTCCGGTGGCGAAACCGTCCTGTCCTCCGCAACGGTCTCCGACCTGACTGACGGTCGCATCGTAACTGCTGGTAGTGCCGGTGCCTTGGAAGATGATGCTAACCTGACCTGGGACGGTTCTACTCTGGGAGTTGGTGGTGCTATCAACGGTTCCAATGGAGCGAGTATCACAGGCGCTGAGACAGTTCTGTCCTCCGCTACGGTGTCTGACCTAACTTCTGGTCGTGTCGTCCTTGCAGGATCTTCTGGTGCTGTTGAGGATAGTGCTAACCTGACGTTCAATGGATCAACTCTTGCTGTCAACGGTTCAATCACTGCTACCAGCAATCTGACCGTCACTGGAGACTTGGTTGTCAACGGTAACACCACTCAGATCAATACTGTCAACACCACGATTGAGGATACTCTCCTCGAACTCCAAAAGGTTGACGGCGGTAACCTGAGCAGCGACACCAACAAAGACGTTGGTTTGGTGATGAACTACTACAGTGGATCTGCCAAGAAGGCAGCGGTCTTCTGGGATGACTCTGCTGCTCGCTTCGTGCTCGCAAGCGAAGCTGCTGAGAACTCCGGTGTTCTAACTCCAAGTGCCTACGCTGGATTGGAAGTTGGTTCTCTCTACGTCAACGATTGTGCTGGCGCTTCACAGGTGATCTCCTGTTCTGGCACAACTCGATCCTTGGAGAACGTAACGATCGATGGAGGATCGTTCTAAAGTTGCTATATAGGGGGAGTTGACTCCCCCTTTTTTTATGAGTGAAAAAGAGCAAGAATTGACAGCAGTCTTGCAAGTGTATATCAAACGCTTGATGGACGAGACTCAGAAATGCATTGCATATGAGGCAAGGATAAACAGTCTCATTGATGTGCAACAGAAATTAGTTGAAAAGATCCAAGACTTACAAGATACCAACCCTGGGTCTGCAAAGACCACTAAAAAATAATGCAATCTTATTTTGGGGGTGTCTGGAAAGACCATAACTTTGAAGGTTATGAGCACTCTGGATACCAAGTTGTTGAACACGTAAATGCCCAGAACCCTTCCAGCGTTTTAGATGTTGGTTGTGGGTATAATCGTTTTCGCGATCTCATACCAGGTCTAATAGGCATAGACCCATATAACTCAGAGGCACATCTGCGTCTGTCGTTAGAAGATTACTATGCCTACGATTTTCCTCCGGCAGACATTGCACTGTGTCTAGGGTCAATCAATTTTGGCGATGAGGAAACTATTGATTCCCAAATCAAGATGTTGGATAAGTTGTGGTTGAAAGAATGTATCTTCAGGGTAAATCCGGGTATTGCTCATGATTGGGCAGAGTATGAAGATATTGTTTGGTATCAATGGACAAAAGAAAAAATAAATAGTATCGCCGTTACATACAACTATAACTTAGAGTGTTTGGAGGAGGAAATTTCTCCACAAGGACACTTACGTTATTATTTTCGGTACACTAAATAACAACGTAGATAGGATTCAAAAATGCTTTCTGGAACCGATTTTGTAAAGAAAATCAAGGAAGGTAATAAAGAACTGTTCGCCACTTCACGTGAGAATGTGCGACGTTTCTTTGCCTCCTCCCCTAGCGATGAGTATCTGGTTGAGCATTTCCGTGGCCGCATGGTCAACGAAGCTCAAAACATGTATGCCATCGCTGGTCAAGTTGCTTCTGCCGACCCAAGCACGGATGTCCGTGATCTGGAACTGCTGAGCAAGCAGGCACTCGACGAAGCAAAACACTTCCGTATGGTCAAGGAAGTGATCGAGCACATCACCGGTGAAGAACTGGATGTTGCTGCTGCATTTGCTGCTGAAGAAGAAAAGCCTCAGGCAAAGGGTGCTTCCCTGCTTGAGAAGTATGAAGCTGCTGAAGATCCCGCTGCCCTCGCTGCCTATCAGCTCGTTGCTGAAGGTCGTGCAGAAGCAGTCTGGAACGAGATGGCAGAATGTGTTGATGACACCTTCATCTCTTCCCGCTATGCCGCTATCGCCAAAGACGAAGGTTTCCACTCCAACCTGGGTGGTCGTGCTCTGAGTCGTTTGGTCGAAGGTAGTGCTGAACTGCAAGACCGTGTTCTCGCTCTGGTTGAGCGTATGCGTTCTGATCTCCTGGAGATCTCCCGCCAGAACACCGCTACTCCGCTCGCCGTTGTTTGAACGGTTTGCGACCTTCCCTAATAGTGTCATCTAACCAGTGATGGTCGATGGCACTTACATACTTTCCATTGGCATCGCTGGTTATATACTGGTCGATGCCTTTGGTCGTTACAGGGAAGTTGATCATCTCCGCAACGTACTTGATATAATTTTCTCCCCAAAGGAAAAAGGATTCATGTGACAAGAAGTGAGTTTCAATCCACTCGTCATTGATAATATGCTTGTAATACTCCATGGCAGTCGGTAGGGTAACTTCCCCACCGACTCTTTTTTGTTGTACAGCGTTGATATTTTGATCTCTAGTAATGATTGCAACGATAGGTTGAACACCAAGATGTAATGCTTGATGACATACCTGTGAAATTTTTGGTGTCTGTCTTACTCCATCATAAAAGAATGGGACGCTTACATTTGCTAGAAAATAATCTCCATCAGGAAATTCTAGAAGGTCTGGGTTTACCCAATACTCAGCAAAGGGTTCTTCATCAGAGGGAACCCAATAATTTGTTTTTAGTTTTTCCCAACCAATAACATCTGGATGCTGACTAAACACCCTAGCAAACAAATGATTACCAGATCCTTGTGGACCAGTAACGATAAGCAATTTTTTGTTTCTTTGTCGCCTTCCTTTTACTACACTAGACCATGGTGCATACAATGGACCGTCATAGTCTTTCTTTGATTGCATTAGCGATGACTCGGTGACCTAGTGAATTGGGGTGACCCCCGTAACCATCATAATATTGTGGATGGTCACATCTAAATCCAATTATATCATGGATATTGATGATTGGACTATCTATCATATTTTTCCAACACGAGTCTGTGAAATGATTATGTTTTGGATTATGTCCGTCAATACTTAGAAATACATATTTCAATCCTTTCATTCTAAGGAATGTCTGCATAAAAAATATATTCTTATGCATATTTTCCTTACCAATATGCATAGTCCACAATTCATTATTGTATATTGCTTTTGCAAATTTCCATCGCTTTACCCTACGGGATTCAAGTTTTAGATTTTGAGGTGTGATGGGAAGATACCCGTCTTGAAGAGGAACCTCGGTTCTAGTGTGTAGGGTAAACTGAACTACAACAGTATCATATTTTCCTGGGTTTGATTCTATTTCAGATATAGTATTTCTAACAATAGCATCATTGCATAGACCACATTCACCGATGTTGTGAGAATGAAAATGTGAAGAAAATCTTTCGTTATCTCGATCTATTAGTTCGGCACCATAGGTAAATGAACACCCACTGAATAACATCATTTTTTCTTTAGACTTTGAAAGTAGAGTTTATAGTATTTCTTTTTCATTTCATCAATGATATTCATATCTTCCCCAAATCCCATATACTTGAGATTTTGGTAGGTTCCTTCTAGGTCACTAATAAGAAGTAACAAGTTACAAGGTTCTACTGACCTTCCACCAAAATCATATTTGCCCATTAGCAGCACAGGTCTCTATCAAGATCTACATATGTTTTATTAGGGTTCCATTTAGAAGGAACTCCTGTCCTATTGCAATCATCTAGAGGACTAGATTTTACATAAGAAATGTATTTTTGGTTAGCATCAATTTCTAAAATCTTTTGAACTCTTGGATCATACCAAGCAATAGGAATACCAACATCTAATGATTTTAGATACTCTCTCCTGTAAAGATACAAAAGTTCGTAACTAAGATATGTTGGGTTTTTGATTTTTTGTAATTGATCTAAGAAATAATGTAGGGTATCTTGCTCACGTATGCGTGACTGTTGATGATTTAGAATATTTTTATCTCGTCCTAAGACGAGCACTTTGACATTGATCCCCATACTCTCGGCGACAGTGCAAAACTGCACGACGTTTGGACAACGTAAGGTCCCTTGAGATTTTATGCCGAGGGGGATGCTAACTGATGTAAAGAAATATTCACTTTGAGACCAATCAAAGGTTCGCAAGGTATCAGGGTCTTTCCAATACTCTGCGAAGGGTTCGGATAATCGGTGTGCTTCCCAATAATTATCGAGCAGCGTTTTCCACCCAAAGACTTCTTCATGTAACGAGAAGATTTTTGACCACAGATGGTTGCCCGATCCTTGAGGTCCAATAAGTACACAGAGAGTCTTCATGTAATATCGTAATCCCAAACTAATTATAACACATAAATATTGTGACAGTGGTATATACCACTCATTGATGCTACATAGCACCGATATAAATGGCAGCTCCTCAAATAAAAGTCAAGCGATCTAGTATCGCGGGTAAGGTTCCCCATTACCCAGATTCAATATCTTTAGGGGAATTTGCAATCAATACCACGGACGGTAAAGTCTTTATCGCCGCAGGACAAGATGGTGTTGGTGCCGGTGTTACTGTACGAGAAGTTGGTATATCAACTGAGCACGTACTATCGTCTGGTATTGGTACTTTCGGAGACCAGACTGTTGTAGTTGGTGCAGCACAAACTCAATTTTTAGTTAGAGGAAATGGTCGGGTTGTTGGTGTTCTAACCGTAGGAAGCGGTAGTGTAACCCTCAATGACGACAGCATAAATGTTGGTGCAGGTACAACAGTACTTACCACTGGATTGCAGGTTGGTGGCAATGGAGTATTTGTTCACTCAACTGGATATAATGTAGGTAATACTTTTGTTCATAATGCAGGTCTTACTGGAGCAGGTGCAAACCTATCAGGAATCGTAACCTGTTTTGGTCTGGATATAACTGGCCATGGTATTTCTGGCAACATAAACTCTACTGGTATTAGTACCATTGCAGGGTTTACATTCCCATCAACTGACGGGAGTGAAGATCAGGCACTTGTTACTGATGGAAATGGTTCCTTATCATTCAAAACACTGTCAGGTGGTGGAGGAGGTGCTGTAGGTGGCGCTACCACAATGAGTGTAGCTAATATCGAAGCATCCCAAGGACAGACTTCGTTCACTGCCCCCAATGTGTTTGATGACGGAGAGCAGGCAACTGCATTCTCGGTGCAGGTGAGTGTCAATGGTGTCAAACAAAGAGTAGGTGCCAGTCATGATTATCAATTATCAGCACCCTCAACGGTAACCTTTGCTAATGGTCTTACCGCAGGTGACAACGTACAGATTAGTGTCTATTTTGGGCATACCTTTGAAGAAGAATATTTTACATCTACTCAGAATCAAACAACCTTTACTCTTGCTGGTAACCTTTCTGCTTCTAAGAACTATAGAGTTTTTCTAAATGGAGTCAGACTCCGAAAAGATATTGACTATCAAGCATCTGCTTCTGTGATCTTAGTAGAAGCCGCTAATGTTGGAGATGAGATTGATATCTGTTCAGATCAAGCTGAGGACCAACTAACTGCTGCTCAAGGTCAAACTTCATTTGCCCCATCAAACTCTGACACATCTGCTGATAATATGGAAGTATACATGAATGGTATATTATTGCAAAGGACTGCTGATTGGACTATTGGCAGTCCCGCTATCACAATTATCAACCCCGTAACCGGTCTAGATGTAGGTGACGAGTTAGATGTTGTCGTAAGACGTTCATAAATAAAAGAAAGTCTTGAATAAATGGCGAACCCATCTACAAGACAGGAGTTAGTCAACTACGCCAAAAGGCAACTGGGTGCTCCGGTTCTTGAAATCAATGTTGCTGATGAGCAAATTGAAGATCTGATGGATGATGCCATTCAGATTTATCAAAATCGCCACATGGATGGCGTAGAATTGATGTATCTGAAACATCAGGTCACTCAGGATTTTCTTGATGCAATCCAAGCTAAAGGAAACGATAAAGGGACTGGTATCACTACCACCACCGCTAGTGCAACTATTACTGGAATTGGCACTACCACCTTTAGTTATGAGGAGAACCAGAATTTCATCCAGATTCCTGACGCTGTTATTGGGATTGAAAGAGTTTTCAAACTGGACAATCGTCTGATCTCGACGAACATGTTCAACATCAACTATCAAATGATGTTGAATGATGTGTACTTCTTCAGTTCAATGGAACTGCTTGGGTACACGATGACCAAGAGATACTTGGAAGATCTGGACCATATCCTGCATCCAGATAAACAGATTCGATTCAACCGTCGTCAGAATCGTTTGTACCTAGATGTAGATTACTCTAGCATGCAAGCGGGTGACTATTTGATTATTCGTTGTTATAGGGTTCTAAATCCGAATGACTATAACAAAGTATATAATGATCCTTTCTTGAAAAAATACTTCACTGCATTGTGTAAAAAGCAGTGGGGTATGAACTTGATCAAGTTCCAAGGTGTCAAATTGCCTGGTGGGGTTGAACTCAACGGCAGACAAATCTATGAAGATGCCCTTGGTGAGATTGAGAAACTTGAGGAGAGGATGACATATGAGTATGAACTTCCTCCTCTTGACCTGATTGGATAATGGCACTAAACCCCTTCTTTCAGCAAGGCACAGTAGGTGAACAAAATCTTGTACAGGATCTAATCAACGAACAGATCCAAATGTATGGGGTAGAGTTCGTTTACCTGCCTAGAACTTTTGTAAATATAAAGAATGTGATGCGGGAGGTCACGAGTTCTGAGTTCAAGAACTCCTTCCCGATTGAAGGTTATATCGAATCATATGAAGGATTTGATTCTGGATATAATCTGCTTACAAAATTTGGTGTGAGAACCACCGCAGAGATGAAGATTGTCATCTCTCAGGATAGGTATACAAACTACATTACCCCGCTGATTGCAGGAAGAACTGGTTTATCAAACGATCCTACTCGTCCTCTAGAAGGCGATCTTTTATATTTCCCATACAGAGATCTTCTGCTAGAGATCAAGTATGTTGATGATGTAAGCAACTTCTATCAACTGCGGAAGAACTATTCATATACTCTAACGTGTGAACCGTTCGAGTATGAAGATGAGGTTATTGATACTGGAATCACTGTCGTAGATGACGATTTCAAGACTGCTGGTTACAACGCTACCTTGAGACTGGTCTCGGTCGGCAATACCGCAACTGCAATTACTAGTGTCCAAACAGGCATCCGTTACATCAAATTGCTGGACGGTGGTACTGGATGGACTGCTGATCCTCCAGTCAAGATTGCTCCTCCTCAAGCTGGCGGAACGACAGCAACTGTTGTTGCAATTACTAGTGAAACGTCAGGATTCAGACGCCGCAGAATTAGTCAACTCTATATCACTAATCCTGGTTCTGGTTACACAAGCACCCCCTCCATCCAATTCCTTCCTGAAGATGGTAAGGGTATTGGTGGTGCTGCACAAGTTGCCATCTCCACTACAGGTGGTGTTGGTGTTGTTACGATCACCTCTGGTGGTGGTGAGTATGTTGTTCCTCCCACGATTACCTTCTCCGCACCTCCCGGAGCAGGTCACACCGCTCAAGGTTATGGTGTACTTGGAAACAATGGAAACCTTGAATCTATTCGGATTACTGATGCTGGTAGTGGTTACACCAGTGCTCCCACTATTCAAGTCTCTGCTGCTGGAACTGTTGGGGTCGGAACATTCTCTTATGGAGAAGTTATTACCGGTCAGTCTTCTCTCAGCACAGCGTTTGTAACCTCTTGGAATGCTTCCACTTTGACCCTGACAGCACGTAATATTAGTAACGACTTCCAAATCGGCGAACTAATCGTTGACAATGAAGGTTCTGCATATCGTCTAAATACTATTGACTATGATGATACCGAAGAAGAGTTCAACACTGGTGACGTGATTGAGATTGAAGCAGACGGTATTTTAGACTTTACAGAGAAAAATCCATTTGGTGAAGTATAATGATTGGTAATTATTTTTACAATGAGACTATTCGGAAGACCGTAATCGCATTCGGTACTCTGTTCAATAACATCACTATCAAGAAGTATGCTAGTGATGGTAAGTCTATTAGTCAGATCAAAGTCCCCATTGCATACGGACCTATTCAAAGGTTCCTTGCACGCATTGAACAACAATCAAACTTTGATGACAATGTAGCGATCTCTTTGCCTCGCTTATCATTTGAGTTGTCTTCATATACTTACGATGCTACCAGGAAAGCATCACCTATTCAAAAATTTACTATGAAATCTCCGTCTCAAAAGACGAAGATCAAAAAAATGTTTCTACCTGTCCCATATGATGTGGGATTCAGACTCAGTTTTGCAACCAAGTTGCAAGACGATGCCTTGCAAATTATAGAACAAATTTTACCATTCTTCCAACCCGCTTACAGCGTGACAGTGAACATGCTGGAGGGTGTGGAAGAGAAGAGAGATATTCCCTTTACTCTAACAAACGTATCGTTTACTGATGAGTATGAGGGTGATTTTTCAACTCGTAGATTCATCCAATATGATCTAGATTTCGTAGCAAAAACTTACTTTTATCAAGAAGTACCTACGGACGAAAATGGAATTATCAAAAAAGTTCAAATCGATTACTCTACCGCTATCCGCGCTCCAAGGGAGCAACGGTACACTGTTGTTCCACAAGCCGCCAAAGATTATAATGATGATGGCACAGGATCTCTTGCTGCCACCCTCACCACAAAGCAAACTCTCGTAAAAGTTACATCAGGATCTTCCTTCACTGTTGGTGGATTTATCCAAATCAACAGTGAAGTTATGAAGATCAAAGAGATCTCCGGTAACGACTTGATCGTCAACCGTGGACAGTTTGGCACCAGTATTGATTCACACGCAAGTGGAGATAGTATCGATCTGGTAAATAAATCTGATTCGGATCTTATTGATTACGGCGATACCTTTGGATTCACGGAGACCAGATCTTTCTTTGATGCAGATGGTCTTGAATTCAGTACTGTTACTGGCACTGATGAATTATGACAAAAGACTTTGATGCTATCGATAAAGCACTAGATGTAAAATCCGAGATTGTCAATGAGACAAAGGCAATAAAGAAAAAGATCAAGGAGACTCCAGATGCTCCTGATCAAGACTACGAGTATTCTCGTGCTCAACTTTATAATCTTGTAGAGAAAGGACAAGAAGCAGTAAACGGTATCCTTGATGTATGCATGGATACTCAACATCCTAGAGCATATGAAGTTGCTGGTCAGTTGATCAAACACGTTGGTGATGTTACTGACAAAATCGTTGATCTTCAGAAGAAGATGAAGGATCTGAAAGCAGAAGATGGTCCTAAAAATGTCACTAACAATGCGCTATTTGTTGGTAGCACAAGTGAACTACAGAAGATGATCAAGAAGGGTCTGCTAAATAATACGGACAAGTAGTCTCATCAGATGAAATATACCTATAGATTGCCTATCTTTGAGGCACCTGGTGATGCGTTTGCCAAGATGAGCGACGACCAGTTTGCAGACTACCAGAAGAAAAATCCTGGTACTGCGGAAAGGGCGAAACAAGTTCGTAAGCAGGCACAAGCACGTGCTGCTAAGGCAGGGGCAAAACCCTCTAGTAGCACTGGCACTAGTTCAGCAAAACCATCCGGAAAGAAAGGATTAGGTACTAGTGCCATTGTTAGGAATGATCGGGTTGTCAAAAGTGATTCACAAGGTAATAAGTCTAATAAGGTTGGTGGCTCTGGTGGTAGCAAGCGTGTGTCTTCTGCTGGGGGCAAGGCAGTAGATATGGGTGTGAAGAAAGTGAAGGTTCGGGATGTAACTCCTGGGCAGAAAAAACTTCCTGGTTCAGCATCTGGTTCTACATCTTCCTCAGGATCAGGATCAGGCGGTCAAAAGAAAATTTCTGGTGGTAGTGGAGCAGGTGGCAATAACCGTCCTCCGTCTGGTGCTGGTCAAAAAGAAATGACACGGGCAAAGGGTGGTGCTCTTGCTAAGAGAGAAGGTCCTCCGGGAACTCCTAAGAAGAAGGGAGGTATGGGACTTAGAGCGAAAGGGCATGTTGCTGCAAAGGCACTTGGATGGGCAGCGAAAGTAGCGAAGGATACTATCGGTGGTGCTACCGCTGCATTTGGCAAATCTTCTTGGAAAGAAGGTATTACTTTTAGGCAGTATCTCGAAACCGCTGTTCCTATTGTAGAATCTAATCTTCAAGAAAAACCAGGTGATGGTTATCTTGGACCAACGGTGAACATCGGTGGCAAACCATATGGGGTTCCAAATCCTATTCGTATCGCTCAAGATGCCGCAGATACTTCAAATGTTATAAACCAAAAAAAGGTAGATGCCGTCAAAGCTCATGGTGGAAGAGCATCAATGCCATCATATAAACTTTATAACAAACAAAACAGCATTGCTACTCAGGTTCTGCTTCCTGGTCTAAAGAGAGAATCTGCATGGCAGCGTAAGGAAGGCAAGAGCAAAACTGGTGGTTTGAACGAGAAGGGTCGCAAATCTTATGAGCGTGAGAATCCTGGTTCAGATCTGAAAGCACCGCAACCAGAAGGTGGTCCTCGTAAGAGATCTTTCTGTGCCCGTATGAGTGGTGTGAAAGGACCTATGAAAGATGAGAAGGGGCGTCCGACTCGTAAAGCTCTTGCTCTCAGGAAGTGGAAGTGTTGATCTAGATTATTATGAGTGATATCTATCTTGGTAATCCTAATCTAAAGAAAGCAAATACTACACAGGAGTTCACCGAAGAGAACATCATTGAGTTCGTTCGGTGTAAAAACGATCCTGTTTATTTTACAGAAAAATATATCAAAATCGTCAACGTTGATGAAGGTCTAGTTGGATTTGAGATGTATCCTTTTCAAAGGAAACTGATCAGAAACTTCCACGAAAACCGATTCAATATTTGTAAGATGCCACGACAGACTGGTAAGTCTACCACTGTGGTATCTTATTTGCTGCACTACGCAATCTTCAATGATAACGTCAACATCGGAATCCTCGCAAACAAAGCGGCTACTGCTAGAGATCTCCTCGGCAGATTACAACTGGCGTATGAGAACCTGCCGCGTTGGATGCAGCAAGGCATCATAGCTTGGAACAAAGGATCTATGGAACTGGAGAATGGTTCCAAGATTATCGCAGCATCTACCTCAGCATCTGCTGTTCGGGGTATGTCATTCAACATCATCTTCCTGGACGAATTTGCGTTCGTTGCAAACCACCTGGCAGATGACTTCTTTGCATCTGTGTATCCCACGATCTCATCTGGTAAGTCTACCAAGGTGATCATCGTGTCTACGCCTCACGGCATGAACCACTTCTACAGGATGTGGCATGACGCTGAGCGTGGAAAGAATGAGTATGTCGCTACTGAGGTGCACTGGTCAGAGGTACCAGGCAGAGACGCCAAGTGGAAAGCGCAGACTATTGCTAACACGTCAGAGCAACAGTTCCAGATTGAGTTTGAATGCGAATTCTTAGGATCTGTTGATACTCTAATCTCTGCTTCCAAACTGAAGGCAATGGTCTATGAAGATCCAGTGAAGCGGAATGGGAAGTTATCTGTTTTTGAAACGCCAAGAGAGAAGAATGATTATATCATCACTGTTGACGTTGCACGCGGTGTAGGAAAAGACTTCAGCACATTCTGTGTATTTGATATCACTAAATTCCCATACAAAGTTGTTGCTACATTTAGGGATAATGAAATCAAACCAATGCTCTTCCCATCAATTATTGATGAGGTTGGTAGAGCATACAACAATGCGTATGTCTTGTGTGAGGTGAATGATATTGGTGACCAGGTAGCATCAATTCTTTTCTACGACTTGGAATATGAAAACCTTCTGATGGTTGCTATGCGTGGACGAGCAGGTCAGATTGTTGGATCTGGTTTCTCTGGAGTCAAGACTCAGTTGGGTGTCAAGATGAGTCAGGTCACCAAGAAGGTGGGTTGTTCTAACCTCAAGACTTTGATTGAGGATGACAAACTGATTTTCTGTGACTATAACATCATTTCAGAACTGACAACGTTCATTCAGAAGAGGCAATCGTTTGAAGCAGAAGAAGGTTCTAACGATGATTTGGCGATGTGTCTTGTTATCTTTGCTTGGTTAGTTGCTCAGGATTACTTCAAAGAAATGACTGATCAAGATGTCAGAAAACGGATATATGAGGAGCAAAAGAACGCTATTGAACAAGACATGGCACCCTTTGGGTTTATTAGTGATGGATTTGAAGACGAGACAGAAATCATAGACACCACTGGTGAGGTCTGGAGAGTTGACGAGTACGGCGACCGTTCATACATGTGGGAGTACCATTAGAAGTAGTCCATAAATAACCTTTTCCCTAAATAATCCTAGTCATTGTAGGGACAGCAAGGAGTTAGAATGGCACTTCGATTAGCATCTCCGGGGATTTCAATTAGGGAGGTTGACCTAACTCGTGGTGGCGTTGATTTCACAGTCAACGTCGTAGCGGGTCTGGCAGCACCTTTCCGTAAAGGTCCGGTCAACGAAATTACACGGATCAATAACGAGAAAGAACTCATTGAAGTTTTTGGTCAACCCGGAGTGGGCACGACTGATTACCACTACGAGACTTTTCTTGCAGCATCAAACTTCCTCTCTTACGGAGGCAAACTTGATATTGTCCGCTGTAAGGGTGGGGACCTGAACAACGCAAACGCTGCCGTTGGTTACGCAGCATCAACCTCTCTGATGGTTGAGAACATTGAAGATTATGAAAATAATAATGCCGATGACCTCGGTTGGTACTTCGCCGCGAAAAACCCCGGATCGTGGGCGAACGAGATCAAGGTCGCAGTCATTGACAATATCTCAGACCAAATCCTTACCCCTACCCTGCAAACTGGTAGCATCGCATCCAACGTGACTGTTGGTATGGGTGTCACCCAAGCACTTACCGGTCAGACGATTGGCGTCGGTACCGTAACTAATGCAACTGGTATCCTCAAGGGTATTGTTACCGCTAAGGACAACACCGCAGGAACCGTCGAAGTTCGCGTGGTCAGCACCGTCATTGACGGAACGGAGACTTTGGTCAACTACCAGCAAAACTCACAGCGTGAGTTCAAGACTGGTTCTGCTATCAACTTCGTCAACAGCAGCGGTAACACCGTTGCAATGGGACAAACAACTACCACTGTTGACTGGTACAACACTCAGAACATCCTCACCAGCATCGAAGATGGTGGTAACGACCTCGTTACCCTTCCCTGGCGCTCAGTTCTGAACCGTCCTCAGACTAGCAACTACACCGCTGCTCGCGAGGGCAGCAATGACGCAATTCACATTGTGGTCATTGACGCTGCTGGCAACGTAACTGGCGATCCTGCTTCTGTTCTGGAGAAGTTCCCGAACCTTTCTAAGTCTAAGGACGCTAAGGTCACCGGCAATCTGGAGATCTACTATAAGGATTATCTGGCAGAGAACTCTGAGTATCTCTGGGCAGGTGCATCTCTGGTTTCTGGTTCTGACGCATACAACGGCACCGAACCGATCGCCTCTGGATTTAGTTCTGGATTTACGGCGGTTCTTGCTAACGCTGGTGCATGGGGTCAAGACTCCAAGGACATCAAATTCAACTCGATTGGCAACCAAGTCTACAAACTGGAAGCAGGTCTCGACTACACCGGCGTTGGCGTATTCGGAGCACCTCTGGGTGATGTCATCGCATCTTACAATAAATTCCGTGATCCTGAAGATGCTGACATTCGCTTCCTTCTTCAAGGCAGTGCCTACCGCAACAAAGAAGAAGAGCAGGCAAAGGCAAACCACCTGATCTCTCTCTGCGAATTCCGTAAGGATTGCATCACCTTCATCTCACCTTGCCGCAGTTCTCTTGTCAACGTTACTGACAACGCTGACAAACTGAAGAACGTTCTGGAGTTCTTCTCTCCGATTACGTCATCTTCTTACGCGGTCTTTGATGCTGGTTATCAGTACGTGTACGACCGGTTCAACCGGAAGTTCGTGTACATGCCAACCTCTTCTGATATCGCAGGTCTTTGTGCACGGACTGACCGGGACAACTTCCCCTGGTTCTCTCCTGCTGGCGAAACTCGCGGTAACCTGAACTTCCCGGTCAAACTGGCATTCAACCCAGGTCAAGACGCTCGGGACCAACTTTACTCTAATCGCATCAACCCGATCATCTCTCGTCCCGGATCTGGAATCATCCTGTTCGGTGACAAGACCGGACTCTCCTTTGAGAGTGCATTTGATCGCATCAACGTTCGTCGCCTCTTCATTACTCTGGAGAAAGCAATTGAGAACGCTGCACGAGCACAACTCTTCGAGCTCAACGATGCCGGAACTCGTACTAACTTCGTGAACATTGTAGAACCTTTCCTCCGCGACGTTCAGTCGAAGCGTGGTGTTACTGACTTCCTGGTTGTTTGTGATGAAACAAACAATACCCCTGATGTCATTGATCGTAATGAATTCCTTGCTGACATCTTTATCAAACCCGCTCGCTCCATCAACTTCATCGGTCTGACATTCGTTGCTACTCGCACGGGCGTCTCCTTTAGTGAAGTCGTCGGTACTGTCTGATCATAGGAGATCCCAACAATGGCTTTAGACAAGAACATTTTTTCAATTCGTAACAACACAAGGTCGATTGATTCTTTCAAATCTCGCCTGATTGGTGGTGGTGCCCGTCCCAACCTCTTTGAGGTTGAGATGGCATTTCCTTCGGTGAACGGAGATGACTCTGCTATTTTCCCTGAACTCAAGGACACGAGTTATCGCATGATGATCAAGGGAGCACAACTCCCTGCATCCAACATCCAAGAAGTGGTGGTCCCTTTCCGGGGTCGTCAACTCAAGGTTGCTGGTGATCGTCGCTTTGAACCTTGGACCATCACCGTCATCAACGATGGCGACTTCCGTCTGCGCGAAGCATTCGAGAAGTGGGCGAACTTCATCACTAAAGTGTCTGATGGATCTGGTACCGTCAATCCTTCTGACTACTATGCTGACTGGGTTGTGAACCAACTTGGTCGTGCTAACACCGATCTGACAGTCACTGGCGATTCTAACCCCGCTAAGATTGAAGTCCTCCGCCGTTACCAAATGGTTGGTTGCTGGCCTTCTTCTGTGGGTGCTATTGAACTCACCTATGATGCCCAGGATGTGATTGAAGAATTCCAGGTCACGATGCAGGTCCAGTGGTGGCAGGCATACGATGGTCAGAATCGCGGTTCCATCGTCTGATAAATAGGTAAATAAGAACCTACTAACAATATTATGGCCAAACTTTTTGGTTTTTCTATTGATGATGGAGACAAAAAGAAGTCTAAAGGTGTAATCAGTCCCGTTGCCCCCAGTAATGAGGACGGTGCTGATTACTACCTTTCTTCTGGTTTTTATGGGCAGTATGTAGATATTGAAGGTGTTTTTCGTACCGAGTTTGACATTATCAAACGGTACAGAGACATGTCTTTGCACCCAGAATGTGACACTGCTGTAGAGCATGTGGTGAACGAGGCAATCGTCTCTGACCTGAATGATTCTCCTGTTGAAATCGATCTGGACAATCTTCAGGTTGGTCAATCACTAAAAACAATTATCCGTAACGAGTTCAAGACGGTCAAGGACCTGCTTGAGTTCGATAAAAAGTCGCATGAAATTTTCCGCAACTGGTATGTTGACGGACGACTTTACTATCACAAAGTAATCGACTTGCAAAAACCCGATGAGGGTTTGAAAGAAGTACGTTATATTGATGCACTCAAAATCAAATTGATGAGGGTCAAACCTCATGATAAGGAAAAGGGAGTTGCTCAGAATCTCCCATCCAATGAGAACAACGGAGAGGTTGTAACTAAAGACACTAAAGTAAGCGAGTTCTATACTTACTATCCACAGGGTGTAGCACAGAAGTATGGTTCTGTTGCAGGCAAGGGTGTTCGCATCGCAAAGGATGCTATCTGCCACGTCCACTCTGGTCTGGTTGATCGCAACAAAAAGATTACCCTGTCTTATCTACTCAAGGCAATCAAGGGTTTGAACCAACTGCGGATGATTGAGGACTCTCTCGTCATCTACCGTTTGTCGCGTGCACCTGAGCGTCGTATCTTCTACATCGACGTTGGCAACCTGCCAAAGGTGAAGGCAGAACAGTATCTGCGTGACGTGATGAGTCGTTACCGGAACAAGTTGGTGTATGACGCCAACACCGGTGAGATCAAGGACGACAAGAAGTTCATGTCCATGCTGGAAGACTTCTGGTTGCCCCGTCGTGAGGGTGGTCGTGGCACTGAGATCTCTACTCTGCCTGGCGGTCAGAACCTGGGCGAACTGAGTGACATCGAATACTTCCAGAAGAAACTGTATCGTTCACTGAACGTTCCTGAGTCCCGCATTGGTGGGGACAGTGGTTTCAACATGGGTCGTTCTAGCGAGATTCTGCGTGACGAACTGATGTTCAGTAAGTTCGTGGGTCGTCTTCGCAAGCGTTTCTCTGCGCTGTTCCTTGATCTGCTGAAGACTCAGTTGATCCTGAAGAACATTGTGACTCCTGAAGATTGGGAGAAGATGGCAGAGCACATCCAGTTCGATTACCTGTATGACAACCACTTTGCTGAGTTGAAAGAGACTGAGTTGATGAACGAACGTCTCAACATCATGGCACAAATCGAACCATATATTGGCACTTACTACTCACGGGACTATGTGAAGCGTAAGGTCTTGCGCCAATCCGATGAAGAAATTCTGGAGATGGAGCAGGAGATGGATGAAGAGAATGCTTCTGGTGTTGGTGTGCCACTTGAAACCCAGCAAGCAATCATGCAAGGTCAAATTGAAAATGGACAATTAGGGAAAAATTCTTTGGCAGATGATATCGATTCAAGCGGCGCAGAAGCGCCAACGCTAGATATCAAGAAGGCGAAGATATAAATAACCCTAGCGTTTCTACTATTTTATAATGGATACTAATGAATTGCTTGACATGATGGGCAGCGGTGAAAGTTCACCGACTGAAATCCATGATGCTATCAAATCTCTACTGTATCAAAAGTCAGCAGAGAAAGTCCAGCAGGTTACCCCTGCTGTGGCAGCAGCAACTTTTGGTGATCAACAACCAGAAGTCGATGAACCGGTAGATACTGTTATTGACCCCGAACCAGAATCGCAAGAGGAAGAATGAGCGCATCACAACCACTGCATTTGGTGGCAGACCACGGTGAACTAACTAGTGCGAATGCTACTACTGCTGCATCAGGTGCAAAGATCGTAAAGACTGGCATCTTGTATGTTGCCTGTAGTTCTGAGAAGAAGAGTGGGCACATTTCTGTGTGCAACACTGTTGCTCAAGCAGGCGTTGGTTCTTTTCATATTGAAAAGGGTCGTGACTTCCTTTATCGTTACGGGCACCCTGCTAACGCTAACGTTATTAGTGCAACTAAAGCAAACCCTTGTGTACTGACGCTTGATCGTCAAGACACCAAGATTCGTGTTGGTGATTATATCACCATGACAGGTTCTGCGGTTGGTGGTTATAACACCGAAATTGCTCACGTGGAAGTGACGGCAGTCACCACCCCTCAACGGCAGAACGATTACGGTATGAAAATTACGGTAGATGCCGATACTTCTAGTCTCGGTGATTTTACAGGAACTGCCACAGTTTCTAGGTCTGTTATCTTCCGGATGGCACCTGAAACTTCTGATGGTTCTACAATGCATCTTCACGAGGTACAACTAGGATGAAACTTATTTCTGAGGAAATTGAGTCAGTTGATATTCTTACCGAAGAAAAAGACGGTAAGAAGACTCTCTATATTCAAGGTCCGTTTCTCCAAGCGGAAGTCGTAAACCGTAATAAGCGTTGCTATCCTATTGCCACAATGTGCAATGAGGTAAAACGTTATAACGAATCTTTCACCTCGAAAGGTCGTGCACTTGGTGAACTGGGTCATCCCGATGGACCCCAAATCAATCTAGATCGGGTCTCTCACAAAATCGTTTCTCTCACTCAAGAGGGTAACAACTTTATCGGAAAAGCACAAATTCTTTCTACCCCCATGGGTAAGATTGCTGAGTCTTTGATTAGCGAAGGGGTAAAACTCGGCGTGTCTTCTCGTGGAATGGGTTCTATTACCCAACGCGACGGAGTAAATTATGTCGGCGAAGATTTCATGCTTGCTACAGCTGCTGATATTGTTGCTGATCCTTCTGCCCCTGATGCTTTTGTAGATGGGATTATGGAAGGCAAAGAGTGGGTTTGGGAAGGCGGTATCCTTCGCGAAATGAAGTGCGAGCAGATCAAGGAGAGTATAAATACCGCTGTAGATCAAAAAGTGCTGGAAGCACACAAGCTCCGCTTGTTCTCCCAGTTCCTTTCAGATCTATAAATCTCTAAATAATAACAGTATAACTAGGAACTACGGAAGCTAACCGATGGCTGCGAAACAACATCTAGATGAAATGGAGAACCAGGTTACTAAAGGTGCCAAATCAGCGGAACCTATGCCTAAAGCCCCCAACTATGTGCCTGATAATGGCGCAATTGAGGACCTCGGCGGACCTACTCCTACCAACGCAAAACCAACCGACGACAGTAACAAACTGAAGACACCTAGTGCAACTCTTGCACAGACGGGTGATCCTCATTTCCGCAATGCCTCTGGCAAGGTGCAACTGCCCGGACCTGCTGCTTTGAAGAGCACTGGTTACGGTGAAGAAGTTGAGACCGAAGAGGAAGTTGTTGCTGAAGCTCCGGTTGAAGAGACGGAAACCGTAGTTGCCGAAGAAGAGCAAGCAGAAGAGATCACGATCGACGTGAGCGAAGATGTTGCTGCTCTTCTGGAAGGTGAAGAACTCTCTCCCGAGTTCCAAGAAAAGACCGCTACGATCTTTGAAGCTGCTGTCCGCAGCAAAATTGATCAGGTGGCAGACACTCTGGAAACTCAGTTCCAGGAAGCATACGATCAGGAGATCGCTGCTTTCAAAACTGAAATGACTGAGCGTGTTGATTCATACCTAGAGTTCGTTGCAAACGAGTGGATCAACGAGAATGCGCTGCAAGTCGAATCAGGAATCCGAGGTGAACTTTCGGAATCCTTCATGTCGGGTCTGAAGACCCTTTTTGAAGAACATTATGTTGAAATCCCTGAAGATAAATATGATGTTTTGGAAGCAATGACTTCCAAGTTAGATGAAATGGAGACAAAACTCAACGAACAGATCGACAGCAACGTCGCTTTGACTAAGCGTCTGTCGGACTCTGTTTCAGACAACATCCTCGATGAAGTAAGTGAAGGTCTGGCACTGTCCCAAAAGGACAAGCTCTCTGAACTCTCTAAAGGTGTTGAGTTTGAAAGTGAAGAACAATACCGGGAAAAACTTGCCACGCTGAAGGAGTCGTACTTCGCTGCGAAGCCTGTGGTTGATTCCCAAGAGGTTAGTTCCGAAGAGAGCCTGGTCGAAGAGCATTCTCCGGCAATGAGTGCATATCTCAACGCACTAACCAAGTTCCAATAGTATTTACCAACACCTAAACAAGTAAAAGGTATCCCCCCATGTTCAATTCTGGCAATCTCCAGAAGAAGTGGGCACCCCTCCTGGAGGCAGAGGGTCTTGATAGCATCAAGGACTCCCACCGGAAGGCGGTCACCGCCCAACTTCTCGAAAACCAAGAACGTTTTCTCCGCGAAGAGCGTGCATTCCTGAGTGAAGCACCTCCGACCGTCAACACCGACCCCAATTCAACTGGCGCTGCTGGTTTTAGTGGTGGCGCTGCTGCCGCTGGTCCTGTCTCCGGTTTCGACCCGGTGCTGATCAGCCTGATCCGTCGTGCAATGCCCAACCTGGTCGCTTATGACCTCGCTGGTGTGCAACCGATGAACGGTCCTACCGGACTGATCTTCGCAATGCGTTCCCGCTACGACAACCAGTCTGGCACCGAAGCATTCTTCAACGAGCCTGATTCGGCATTCTCCGCTCAGGACAGCGACGCTTCCCTGGCACAAGGCGACTACACCGGCGCTACCGATGGTGGCACTTCGGTTGGTTTCGGTACTACCGCCCAAGGCGGCACGAACCCTGCCGTTCTCAACGGTGGTGCTGCTAATGCTTACAGCGTTGGTCAAGGTTTCTCCACTCAAGCTTCTGAAGCACTGGGTGACAGCGCCACGAACGACTTCCGCGAGATGGCGTTCAGCATCGAGAAAGTCTCGGTGACTGCTAAGTCTCGTGCCCTGAAGGCAGAGTACAGCCTTGAGCTTGCTCAAGACCTGAAGGCGATCCACGGTCTGGATGCTGAAGCGGAACTCGCTAACATCCTCAGCACTGAGATTCTTGCTGAGATCAACCGCGAGATCATCCGTACCATCTACAAGGCTGCTCGCCCTGGTGCCCAAACCAACACTGCCACCTCTGGCGTGTTCGACCTCGACACCGACTCCAACGGACGTTGGATGGTTGAGAAGTTCAAGGGT